TTTTAATGTTTAGTGTTATCATCTTGATTTAATACTGTCTCTTAAATATTCTATTTGTAATTTTAATTGCCTATTTTCAATACTTAAAGCAATTATCCTTAATCTACAATACTTAAAAATTCGCAACATAGCTTTCATTAGTATTTTCTCCAATGGAATATCCTGTAAATTTATGTTTTTAAATATTTAATATTATCTTTCTGAACTATCCAATAGTGTCCCCTCATCTCCTATTTTCTTATAATCTTCCTTGATAGACTTTTTAATTACAGTAGTTAGTATTTGTTTATTAGTATATTGTTTATTAGTATGAGGCGATAGGTGGTCGTGAGGTGGTTGTGCGTCATCAACGTACTGAAATTTGTCGTAGTTTATAACACTTATAATCGTTATATTTCTGCTGGGGTGGTTAGAGGTGGGCGAGAGGTGGTGCAAACGAGTGTTAATCATGCCCTGTTTTTTCAATCTCATTATAAAAGTTCTCATTTGAGAATAACTTATACCCCATATGGTTGAGTTCTTTCTTAATGGAAATATTAATTCAGTTCTTTTAAGACTTATTTTACTTTGTAAAAAATTCAGAGTCTTATCTTGGTGTGAAGCTGAACTAATCATGTAAAGCCAGATACTAGATTGAATTAAATTTTTTGAACACTTTGTGCTTCCAAACATCACGATAGACTATGAAGTATCCAGATTTTCTACTTTGCATTATCACTCTCTTTCTCGATCATATCGAATAATTGTTTTTTGAATATCTGATTAACAGACTCTTAATTATATTTATAGTCTTTTTCTTCTCCTCATATTCTCTAGCACGATTGCTAGATATTACTTCGAAGTGTTCATCTCTTAGTTCAGCCATTATATTTCTCCTTTTTTTGTGTTATAAAAATTAAACAAGTCGTTTAGCTTCTTCCATATTCTCAATCTCTTTTAAAGTTCTATATAGTAATTCTCTTTCAGTTCCATACATAGATTCGAATTGTTGTTTGCAACTATGAATACTAAAAGAACCAACGTGATGACTCGGACACAATGGAATTGTTTCATACGCAGTTGCTCGGTTTCCAAATCCAAGATTACCTTTACCATCTCCACGATTTCTTATGTGATGACAGATAGCTGGACTACCACAAATTAAACAACCTAGAGAAGCTACTTTGTTTAAGTGATTTTTCTCTTTAGCAGTTGCTACTTTTTCTTTGCCATACTATCGCTTGTTTTCCATATTTAGTTTTTCTAGTCAGGCCAGAATTTTCTACCAAGTTTAATTCCTGTAGTTCATGGACTCTACCACAAACAGAACTTAAAGGCATATCTAACTCATCTGATATTTCATAATTAGTTAGTGCTTTTAATTTTATAAGATCATAAACCATTTCTCTTTTAGTTTTTATTTTAGGTTTTATTGTGGCAAGTGCTTCTTGGCTTGTGTCAGTATAATTTGCTGATTGGTAATCAGTATCAAATATATCTAGCTGTTCTTTCATATCTTTCTCCCTATTATGATTAACCCAAATGAGAGAGAGTCCATCTGGGCTAATCTAGTATATATGATATGAAATATAAATACTTGTCTTTCGACTCTCTCAATATATATTTTTTTACTTATATTCATATCTTTAATTGATTCGTTAATATTTTATATTTAATTTTAAAATAAAACAAGAAATAAAACCTAAATGCGAATAATAACTTTAAATAAGTCAAAAAAGCTATATTTTATGCGATAAATTAGCTAATTGCACTATTCAACCCATTTGATAGTTTATTTGTATGTTAAATAAATTAACAATTAAAGGAGAGAATAAAATGAATAATACCCAAAAAAAAATTGATGATATAGCTTTTAAAGTTGGAGTAGATCGTTTGCAAGATTTACTTAATGAAAATGGTTTATTCGTTGATAAAAATAGAGTTGAATTATTATGTAACAATATTGTTAATAATACAATTAAACTTAATAAAATGGATAAAAATGAACCTAAAGGTATTTTATTAAATTACATTTTAATGAAAGAAGATAAAAATACTTTAATAAAAAAGGAAGAGGGCATAATGGAACATTTATATTTAGCTTTAGTATTATCAATAGTAATAACTTTAATATGGGGAGAGAAGTAATGAGAATACCAATCAACTCTACATTCACTAAAGAAATCTCTAAAAAGTTTCAGAGAATCTTTAATCCTCAAACACCTTTAGAGGAACTAAAAATTTACAGGAAGAATCCATAATGGGTTCTCATGTAGATAGCTTCTTAAATGAAGTTTTAAACAAGGAAAATAACAATGGCAAAAGTTATGAAACTGCAAGAGCAGTACGACAAGAGTATTCTCAAAGAGAAGAAATTGTTGGACAAGTTACAATCAGTAAAATACAAAAAAAAAGCGATTGCGTGGAAACTACATTTAGTTAAATACCACCAAGAAACTTTATAACGAGAGAAAGAAAATAGATATGAAAAAAATGATACTTACACTAGGGCTACTCTGCACTCTACTTAATGCGTGTGCCTACAAACCCATAATAGATACTGCTGGAAAGTCAGGAACATTTAATACAGACCAAGCTAAAGAAATAACTAATGATTTACAGCATTGTAAAACACTAGCAAAGAATAATACTACTTTTGTTGGTAACATTCTGTATTGGACTTTGAGTCCTACTATGGACACTAAAAAAGAATCATTAACCAGAAAATGCTTAACCAATCGAGGTCATAGTGTCCTTAACTAAAAGACACCAATATAAATATTTAATGGAGAAGTTAAAATTTAAATACTTAGACCTTAAATACAGAGAAGAAATATCTACCAATACAAACCCTGATCTTATTAAAGATGAAGTTAGTTTCTATAATGAATACTATTATAGATTAGATTTCTATTCTGATTGGCTAGAACGAATCAATAACAAATATAACTATATAGGAGAGAATAATGCAACTCAATCTTAAAGAAACAAGTGAAGTTCAATTATATGCTTACAAAATTATTCTATTAACTCAAATTAATGAAAATAATAGATTGATAGAAGAAATAGATAAAAACTAACCAGACTACATAAAATAAAAGAAAAGGAACGTAATAGCACAAACCAAGAACTAATACCAATGTACTAGAGATTAACCAATCGCTTATAGAGTTAATGGCAGAATGGAGAATAAGTGAAAAAGATGATGAGTTAATCTTTACTAAGATTGTAGGATTGCAGCTAAAGAAGATTAGGTTAATTAAAGGTTACACGCAGACTAGGGTGGCCAAAGCAATTAATATAACCTTTCAACAAATTCAGAAATATGAAAGAGGAACTAACGAGGTTAAGAGTATAAATCTTAAAAAATTATCTGAATATTTTGATGTTTCATTTGACTATTGGATTAAACCGATATTAGATGCTAACTTAACATTTTTAACAAAAAGGAGAGAGAATGTATATCCGTTCAAACAAGACTTCGTGGCAAGATAAAAGAATCCAAGCCATGAATAAAATAATCAAACAAAACGATTATAAGACAGAAATGTTTATTGAAGAATATAACAGAGTATGTGTTTCAAAAGCAGAAAACAAAAAACAATATAAGGGAGAGAAAAATGTCAGTAATAACAAGAGAAGATAAACACAAAAACGTAATAGAGTTTAGACCTTTAGATAAAAGGTATAGATACAAAGTTAATGGAGAAGTTAAAAGAGGTGTAACGACCTTGATAGGTGCTAGATTTGGTAAAGCACCACTTATGCTTTGGGCTAAAAAATTACCTCTAACTGCTTTAGAATGGCAATTAGAAAACGAGGGTAAGTCTAAAGATTATATCTATAACTTCATTGATAGTCTTAAAAAGAAAATCGCAGAACTTGAAATCAAAGATGCTACAACAGGAACATTAATGCACTCTTATTGTGAAGATTATGTTAATGAAAAAAAAGTTGTGCCACCTACAACAGAACCTTTAATGACTATGTTTGGTAAGTTCACTAATTGGTGGGATAGTAAAGGTTATAAAGTTCTAGCAACAGAACAGACTTGCTACTCACAAGAATTAGATGTGTGTGGTACTTTTGATGTTATCGTTGAAGATAAAAATGGTAAGACTCTGTTATTAGATTTTAAAACATCTAAGGCATTTTACCCAGATCAACCAATACAAATTGCTACCTATAAAAAGCTAATAGAAGATTCTAGTAACTTAAAAATTGATAGTTATGGAATAATCAAGATACCTAAAGACCCAACAGAGGAAATATCTTTACGTATGTATGAGCCTAAACCAAGTTATTTAAAAGGGTTTAAGGCTTGTAAATTTCTCGATACTTTTGAACGAGATTTTTTGAAAAGAAACAATGAGTACAACAAACTAAAAAAAGGAAATAAACATGTATCAAAATAATAAATCAAGTTATTCAATGAAGTTCTGTGGATTAAGTTTAAGGCTCTATGAAACGCAGAAGAAAGCACCAAGCTATGAATATTCTGCTTCATCAACTAAAGCTAAATTTATGTGTAGCTTAACGCAAAAATTATATTCAATTAGCGAAGTGATGGATTGGTATAATACTCCAGAAGTTCAGGCTTATGCTAAAGCTGGTTATAACCTTAAATGGGGTTCTAAAATTCAACAAGCTAAAGAAACTAAATATGGTGCTGACACCGAGCAAGTTGTTTGTCTTTACATGGTTAAGCCATATCAAGGTGGTCAGAACGTAGATGGTATGAAACCTATTGGTCAAACTGTTCCACAGTACACAGCACAACCAATGACACAGGCTCAACCCTTTGCACCAGATAATGCACAACCTATTGGTATCTCTGATCTTAATGATGATGAGATTCCATTTTAATTATGACAAAAGAACTTATTAGCGAGATTAATCAATTAAAACGTGATCTCGCTTTTAAGAAAGAAGAACTACAAGCTATGTATATAGAACATAAAGGATTAAGTAAAAAGATAGATTCTTTAGAAAAAGAAAATCATAGTTTTAAACAACAAATAAAACAACTAGAGGAAGAACAGGAGGAATTATTAAATTACCCATGATAATATTTGGACACCCAATACATAGAAAATACAATAGACTTGTTGCAAAAATAGTTGCTATAATATTTGTGATTGTTATATCAATAGGGTTAATGTCTTGTAATAAATTAGAATTTGACCCAGCAACAAGTGCTTTAAAATATATAATAAAGGAGAAAAAGAATGAGCAACCTATTAAGTAATAAATCATATGAAGAATTAGAAAAAGCTAGTATTGAATGGAGTGTAGCAGCTGGTAAAGCTATAATTTTACATGAAGGTCTTAAAGCAACTTATTCTAAATGCTTCTTAAAACATAAACTAGATTCTAAAACTGTTATAGAGGCAGAACATAAAGCTAGAACAGATGATGATTATAAAAAAATTGTTGAAGTTTATGCAGAAGCTGAAATGGCATTAGTTAAGGCCAGATACCATTATAATAATTTGGATAAGTATGTGAGTCTTAAACAATCTGAATTAAAAAGAGATTTAGCTTTAAATGGAAAACAACCGACTTAATGAATTTCACTAACGAGAATTGGATTGCTCCCTTGTTTATCAGTTAGTGAATAGAGTTATTAGCGAGAGTTAATAATTTGGTCTATGGGTGGTTTGCTCTCTCTCTCCACCCTAGATTTAATGTCTAGTTATTTCAAAATACTTTAAGCTAGTTTTAGATGTAATGGGAGTTTCTGTATAATTATAATCTATCAGATCAACTTCAGGATTCTTTTGTATATCATAAATCATTCTAAGAAGTTTAGTTTTGTTTGGAACAACATCTATAAATCTAAAATTTACAAAATGACCATAAGGATTGTAAGCAGTTTCTAATCTAAATTCTAAATCTATAATTACTGCGTCTGGTAATTTCATTTAAAGACTATACTATTTTTTTTTAAATGCTGAAACACCTTTAATACCTAGAACAGAAGAATATCCACCAATAATTAAGCCTTGTAGCCAAAAAGGAAATTTATTTACTTGGTCAAAGAAAGCATCAAGTTTTGTTATAATTTCAGGGTCATCAGAAAATATACCCCAAGCACACACTAATAATGGAATTGAAATCAAGATTAATACGATTTCGTCTTTTAGATCGTTTGCCTGATGTTGTTTGATAGTTTTAACCATCTCAATCTCTCCATCAATAACTCTCTGCATTTGTTTCTTTTCAGCAATAGATTCTAATACTTTAGTTTCTTTCCTATTTTTATAAATAGTTCCAGCAGTAGAAAAACCGAATTTTATTAATGATAACCACATATTATATACTTCCTGTTACAAATATTATTGCTGTCCAATATACCACAAGAATTGAATAAATTATATAAGTGAAGTTCATTCACTCCTAATATTCCTTATTTTTTATTTTTCAATAAAATTACATTCCATATTCTATAATTTCTCTAATTTCATGGTAAGTTAAATTGCTTTGTGAGTTACTTAACAATTCATTTAATCTTTCTAAATTTATTTGACATTTACGATTTAAAGCCTTTTATTTATTATATATGTTAAATTAACATAACTATCAAATTTTAAAATAGGCACTACTCTAAGAGCCTCTATGGACGTTTAAATGATATATTAGAGCAGATTTAGTGTTCAATTTGTATTATTTGTTTTCTTTTAACTTATCTATTAAAAGTTGTGCATAATGAATAGCTTTTTCAATATCTTGAATTTGTAAATCTGTATTTTGATTTTTCTTATTATATCTTGAAATATATTTAACTATATTACCTTGATACCAATTAAAATTATTAGAATATACATAATCAGATACTTGAATAGGCATATCTTTATAATGTGAACCACCTATCTGCTTTAAAATGGCTCTATGAGGCTTTAAAGGGTATTTCTTAGACAATTTTACCTATCCAATTCCCTTTT